CTTAGTCCCGCAGAACAACTATTGGTAACCGGCGCTGCTGTAGCTACCCAAAATGAAAGTCGTAGAAGCCGCCAACGCAGATTGCGTGAAGCAAGCGAAGTTCAACAAGCTCAAGTAGTATTAGCCAGTCAAGACATGGTTGATCAAGTTCAAAAAATGAGCGAGCAAGTTAGTGCTATGCAGTTTAAAGATTTGCCAGCCTTGGTAGATCAAATTAAAAACGAAGTCGGCGGTGAACAAGCTACTCAGTTCAATGGCGATGCAAGTGCTGCATTAAGTGGTCTCCTACAAAACTTACAAGGCGCTAAACAGCAATTAGAAGCCGCACTTGGTGTAGTTACTGGACAAGCACCACAAGTTCCAGGCGAAGACATGGGCGGAGAATTACCACCAGCCGAAGAAATGCCAGCTGAATTACCAGCACCAGAAGGTGATATCGATGCTGAAATGGATGCTAACCTTGGCGTACCGAAAGCCTCGTTAGGTCGTGGCCGCAGATAATGCGACTTTTTGAATTTGCAGATTCGAACTCACAGAAATTAATGGCTCTTAGCCAGTTTCTGTCTGGTCGTAGTGATGATGAATCCGCTAAAAAACAAATTAGTCAACAGGCATTTATTGATTTAGCAAAGAGTCTAGAAGTCAATGTTACCTTAGAGAACCTGGGCGAATTAATTGGCCAACCTCCATTGAGCAATGTGTTAGACCCCCTAGACCCACAGTCCGGTGTAGTTAGTTTTAAAGGTGACACAGAAGCCACAACCGGCATGTCAGTTGACCAAGCCCGTGCTGTGGTAGACTCAAATGCCAAGGCAGCCTTAAAGCGGCGTAGTTAAAATCCCCAAAACAATTTAGTAGTAAATACAATCTATGGACGACCGCATCACAATCAACAAACTTGAATTTTATATTACTAATGTATGTAATTTAACCTGCTCTAACTGTAACAGATATAATAACTATAAATTTGCTGGTTGGCAAAATTATGATGATTATGCTGAAATTATTCAACGGTGGTCTAAAAAAATCAATGTAGTTAAAGCAATGATCCTAGGCGGCGAGCCGCTGCTTAATCCCAGTATTAACAAATGGATCGAGGGTATTCGCACCACATGGCCCGATGGATACTCGCCAGAAATTATTACCAATGGTACTCGTCTTGATTTAGTTGACGGACTATACGATACTTGCCGTAAACATGGTTCCTGGGTAGCAGTAAGCGTACATCGAGACGCTGATATTGCACCTCTTACTGCTCGAATTAGAAATTTTTTAACACCACCAATACAAGAAGGTCCAGCCCTGCTGTCAAACACAAATTCAGATTATCAATTCATCGATTCCAACTTTGTTCAGGTTCATATATGGAAAAATTTTGATTTTCTACAAAATAATATCATTGAGCGACCAGATGGTACTCGCACACTATGGAAAAGTGATCCGGCGGTAGCACATGCTATTTGCCCCCAAGTTCTGCATAAAAATTATCATTTTATCAATGGTAAAATTTATAAATGCGGACCGGCACCATTGATGGCCGAATTCGATCAACAATATCCGTTCGATATTTCAGACGAAGATCGAGACATAATCCATACAGATCCCGGATTGAGTATTGACGAGTTTGATGAGCATGGCGAAGAATTTTTCAAAAACATCGATAATCCAATTGCGCATTGTAAATTTTGCCCAGACACATTTGGATGGCATCCAATTGAATTTAGCAATATTAAGCCAAATAAAATTTGACTTTTAGTGTTAAATACACTATACTAATACTGTAGTAAAGGAACTATACTATGAAAAAAATTCTATTTGTTTTTCTATTAAGCATTGCTTCTTTGGCTCATGCTGATCGTTGGCGCCACGGTAGTGGACAATACTACTACCATCCCAGCTACGGTTGGGTAGCCCCTGCAATTATCGGAGGAGCAATTGGGTACAGCATGGCACGCCCGTATTATTATCCCCCAGCACCATATTACTATATACCTCAACCGATTGTAATTCAACAACAGCCAACTTATATGCAACAACCTTATCCGGCTGTTACAGGATATTATCAGGAAACTATTACAGATGCTAACTGCAATTGTTTAAGAACAGTATTGGTTCCTAACCAATGAAACATATCTGTTTTATCCTTATGATGTTAATTGCTGTAACTGGTACAGCGGCCGGTCTGCAAGAGCTGGTTAATAGTTTGAAAAAACCTCCTGTGACTGCGCCCCCTGCACCACAGGCACCACACCCACCTAAACCACCGGTAAAGAAATAATATGGCATATTCAGATGCGGTGCTGAAACATTATGAAAATCCGTCTAATGTAGGCAGAATGGACCCGGCTGACGCTGATGTAGGCACAGGACTTGTGGGAGCTCCGGCATGCGGAGATGTTTTGCGGTTACAAATCAAAGTTGAAGATGGAATTATCACAGATGCAAAATTTAAGACATACGGCTGTTTGACCAGTAATGCTCCTGTTAATACTCCGACCTGTATTAAAAAAATAAAAGATTTAAAAATTGGTGATACGGTGCTGGCATGGAATGGTGAACTTATTGTCAATCAAAAAATTCGTGATATAATTAAACATTCAGTTGATATAAAAGATTTGTTGATAATTACTTTTCAGAGAGAAACAAGTAGAAACAATATTAACCCAGGTACTTTTTCTATTATTTGTACCAAAGAACATATATTCTGGAACGCTGATAATAAACCAATAGAAGCACAGCAATTACAGGCAGGCCAAGAATTGTACGAGATAACTGAGAATGAATTACGGATCCTTACCAATAATCGTCACCGAACAGAACTTAAACAAAAAAATAGTATAAGAATGAAAAAGTGGAATAAAGAATTTGATCACTCTTTATTACCTCAAAATCAACCTGGGTATGTGTGTAAAGATTTAAAAACTAAAAAGCAACGAGCAAGTACCGCTTCGATTAAAAACTGGCAAGATCCTGATTATATTAAAAAATGGCAACAAGGAATGTCGCAACGAGACTGGTCTAAACCCACCAGCATTGAAAAAAAATATATTGATTTATTTGAAAAAAATAATGTAGCGGCAAGATGGAGTGCTGGCAAAATATGGATCCAGACAGACGTAGGACCAGCAAGTCCAGATTTTATTGTTCCTGGTAAGAAAAAATGTATAGAAGTTTATACAAAGAAAATGCCAAAATTTATGCAAGATAGATCTGAAGAATCTAATTATGTACAAACTCGTAAAGAACAACTTGCAACAGCAGGATATGATTCATTATTTTTGGCAATAGAAGATATTGCACACTCATTGCCAGAAGTACAAAATTTTATACATAATGGCATGAAAATTGTTGATATCTCGCCGATCTCTCATCTTAACCAGTTGCGTGGATGTGAGCGTGATGGTAATTTGGTTGTGGTATACGATTTAAAATTAGATGAAGGTGCTCATGTATATTTTACAAACAGAGTCGGCTCGCATAATTGTGGGTCGGCGATCGCAAGTAGTTCGCTCGTCACGGAGTGGGTCAAGGGTAAAACGCTGGAGCAAGCTGGCGCAATTAAGAATGCTGAAATTGCAGAGGAACTCGCGCTCCCGCCGGTTAAGATTCATTGTAGTATCCTTGCGGAAGACGCTATTAAGGCCGCGATAGCGGACTACCAAAGTAAACACTAAAGAGAGTAAAGTATGCCACAAACTAATTTTGATGTAAAAGTGCAACCGTGGTGCCCTATAGAGAATACGCCATACGAAGGCTATTGTATTGGAGAATTTCCTACCGTAGAAAAACGACCAATTGGCCCGTGCGACCATTTTGAAACTTGTTTAAAGTTTAAAAATACAATGACTAGTTACGAGCAAGAAAATACAACCCATCACTAATGATTACCGTAACTGATACAGCCGCTAAGAAAATTAAATCTAATTTAGATAAACGCGGGTCCGGTATAGGCATTCGCATTGGTGTAAGAACCACCGGGTGTTCGGGACTTGCTTATGTGTTAGAATATGTAGACAGGGTTAATGGTGATGACACAGTATTTGACAGCAACGATGTGCAAGTAATTGTTGATGGTAAAAGTTTACCCATATTAGGTAATCTTGAGGTAGCCTATGTCCGTCAAGGACTCAACGAAGGCTTTGAGTTTAACAATCCCCAGGCCAAGGATCATTGTGGTTGCGGGGAAAGTTTTAGAATATAATAGAGGTTGCTCAACCACTGTAACTCTGTTATAATTACTTGATGTATAATCCAAAATTTAACTACCACGAACTATCACGCACGACTGAAGAAGGCCGTCGCCTATATTCTACACCAGACGGCAACAGAGTTCCTAGTGTAACAACTATCCTGGACAAAACCAAACCAGCAGAATCAAAAGCCGCACTAGAGCAATGGCGTAAAAATGTAGGACATGCCAAAGCACAACAAATTACCACAGAAGCCGCAAATCGCGGAACTAGGATGCACACCTACTTAGAACACTATGTAAAGAATAATGAACTAAAGGATCGCGGCTCAAACCCGTTTGGTTGGGCAAGTCACGCAATGGCCCAGACTGTTATTGAAGATGGGCTCATTAATGTGGATGAGTTTTGGGGTGTAGAAATCCCCTTATACTTTCCTAAGTTATATGCTGGAACCACAGATTGCGTGGGCATACATCAAAAAGATGAAAGTATCCTAGACTTTAAACAAACTAACAAACCTAAACAAGAAGCTTGGATTACTGATTACAAACTGCAACTTGTAGCATATGCCCTAGCACATAACGAAGTCCATGGAACTAACATACGCAAAGGTGTAGTTTTAATGTGTGTTAAACCACCCGTGGATGATATGGGTCGTCCGTTAGCCCGCCCTGTTTACCAGGAATTTATACTAAAACCTGAGGACTTTGACTACTGGGCAGACCAATGGTGGCGCAGATTAGAGCAATATTACCTACAAGCCTAACCAGCTAAATACTGGATAGAATTCAAGGAAGACTAAATTGGCCATTGTTCAAATATCCCAAATTACAAACCGTAAAGGTTTACAAATTGACTTACCACAATTAGCTGGTGCTGAGCTTGGCTGGAGCACAGATACTCGCCAACTGTACATCGGTAATGGCACAATAGCCGACGGTGCACCTGTTATTGGTAATACTGAAATTTTAACAGAATTTAGTGATATCTTAGCATTTACTACAACATATACCTACAAAGGTCAAGCAGCTGGGTATACTGTACAAACAGGACCTACAGCTGGCACTCCGATCACTAATAGTTTACAATCGTGGCTAGATCAATTTGCCAGTGTATTAGATTTTGGTGCCGTCGGCGATGGCATTACAGATAACACCGCCGCCATCAACCGTGCATTATATCAATTATATTGCCGAGAAATAAATCCACAAATTCGTCGTAGTTTATTCTTTCCAGCCGGTGTTTATCTAGTTAGCGGAACTATTAATATTCCTCCATATGCTACATTATATGGTGAAGGATTAGATAATTCAATAATTTCTTTAGTTGATGCCAGTGGCGCTGTACCTTATGCAGCACAGACTGCAGATAGTCTACAACAAACCGGAGTTAATATTGGAACTAATAGTGCTATACCTCCACAGTATATTACTATTAATAATCTTGGATTCCAAAGTGTTGATCCACAATCTAATCCGTTCCTAGTTGGCCAAGCAACTAATTGCCGTTTTCAAAATGTAGGTTTTTACGGACCGTTGACTGTAGCCGAGTTGATTACAAACACAAATGCGACGGTTGGTGTAGATTTTATTAGCACACCTAGTTTAATTTGTAGTCAACTTGTATTTGATGCGTGTGCGTTTAATGGAACAGTATATGGAGTTAATACTGATCAGGAATTACAAGGTATAACCTTTACAAATTCTGAATTCAACACTTTACATCAAGGTATTTTATTAGGAACCGGAACGCCTGTTAATGGTGGTGCAACCGGAGTTCGTATTACCGGTAATTTATTTGACAACATTTATCTTGAAGGCATCATATTTGGTGACATCAGTTTAAATGCATCAGGTCATAATATTTTTTACGATGTTGGCAATCAGTTCACTGGATCCACAGGAACCCCTGCATCGTCGATTATTAATATACAGAATAATAATAATTTAAGTATTAGTGATCTTTTCCAACGCACTCCAACATATGCTATAACTTGGCCTTGTGTACAATTAAATGATACCGCTAGTATAGCTACTACTAACGGTGAACAATTGGCCATGGGCTCCTACATTAGACAAAGTGGTAGTACAGTTAACATAGTAAACAATAGTACGGCAACACTTTTTACAATAAATGCATTACAAATACAAGCATTCAGTATTGATTATACAATTACCCGAGCTACTGCTTATCAAACAGGAACAATACTTGTATCAGTTAACGGTAGTACTACTGATTTAACCTTTTCTCAAGATTATGTAGAAAATGAAACAACTGGAGTAACAGTATCCGTTACTCAAGCTAGTAATACAGTTTCTATAGCATACACATCGTCTAACACCGGCACTCCGGGAACATTTAAATATTCTATTAACTATCTAGCTTAATGTGGCCTGTAAACTTTGCCGATAGGCTCTCTGCCTGGGCCGATCTTCGTAGTCGATGTCAGTCTCTTGATTTAGAACCCGCCTTAACCGCCGTTAATCAATGGTGGTTTAATTCTCCTTGGCAACCTTACTACCTACACTGGGATGACCAGCCCAACTGGCCAGACCCTTGGCAACTTTTGAGTGATAATGTCTATTGTGATCTTGCAAAAGCTCTCGGAATCCTGTATACTATAAGTCTAATGGACCGTGCGGATATGGCGGATGCAGAGCTGGTTTCTACCGAAGATGGCAGTAATTTAGTCCTAGTGGCAAAAGAAAAATATATACTTAATTGGAACAAAGATTCAATCGTAAATAACAAACAAAAAGTTAAACCGGTCCGGCAGTTGCAACAACACCAAATAAAATAGTAGTATATTAAAACGAACGAGAGTAGAATGACGCAGATTACAGTTGTAAAAAGAAGCGGTGTAAAAGAGCCACTACAGATTGATAAGTGGCAAGCCCAAGTTGCTAAGATATGTCAAGGTATTGCCGATGTAAGTCAGTCAATGATTGAGATCAAAGCTCAGTTACATTTTTATAATGGCATCACCACAGAAGAGATCGATGGGATTACTCTTCGAGCCATTGTAGATTTAATTGACATCGAAAGCAACCCTGATATTGGTCACACCAATTATCAGTATGTAGCAGGTAAGCAACGATTGTCCATGCTCCGGAAATCAGTTTATAAAACATACACCCCTCCACATCTTTATGAAATTGTAAAGAAAAATGTAGCCACAGGTCTTTATACAGATGAACTATTAACATGGTATACCGAAGACGACTGGAATAAAATGAATGACATGCTGGATCACGACAAGGATGAATTATATTCCTATGCTGCGATTGAACAGCTGATTGAAAAATATCTTGTCAAGAATCGCGCCACAAAGGAAATATATGAAACCCCACAAATTCGTTACATCATTGCAGCCGCAACTGTCTTCCATAAAGAAGAACCTAACTCGTCTCGGATGCGCTATATTAAAGAATATTATAATGCCGCATCAGATGGCCTCTTTACTCTTGCTACCCCTGTGCTTGCTGGTCTGGGGACTCCTACAAAACAGTTTAGTAGTTGTGTGCTTATCCGTAGCGATGACAACCTTGATAGTATTTTCGCATCTGGAGAAATGATGGCCAAGTATGCCGCTAAACGAGCCGGCATAGGTCTTGAAATTGGTCGCTTACGTCCATTGGGTGCTCCTATCCGTGGTGGTGAAGTTATGCACACAGGGATGATTCCATTCCTTAAAAAGTGGTTTGGTGATTTACGTTCATGTTCACAAGGAGGTATCCGCAATGCAAGTGCTACCGTTTTTTATCCTATTTGGCACTATCAGTTTGACGATCTTATTGTTCTTAAGAATAATCAAGGAACTGAAGAAACACGAGTAAGATTTATGGACTATGGTGTAGTCCTTAACGCAATGTTCTGGCGTCGCTTTAAGAACAAAGAACAAATTACATTCTTTGATCCTAA